GCCTCTGATCCAGAGTGGTTTGACGAGGAGACTCGAAGAAGTGTAGTAAAATTAAACCCCTATCTTTCTATGCGTAAAGAGACCGCTAAGGAAAGAGAGGAAAGGCTAAAAGATTTTGATCCTGACTATTTTATTCAAAACGCAGAGAAGGAGCTTGAGTCGGTTATCCCTTTTATGCGTTCACCTATTTTCCAGAAGTATGCCGACTTGTACGCTTCAGCCCTAACAGATCAAGAAAAGCGTTCTATCCTAGATGAGGTAAATAACATGCCGATAAAAGGGATAGTCACCAGACAGGAGGTAAAGGCTTTTATAGACCGAATAAAGGCAGTTGATTTAATTAGAAACAACCCAAGTAAGGTTACAATTCAGTGGATGAACACCCAGTACAACGAGGTTGCTGCTGCTCAAAGATTTTTAGAAAATTCTAATCAAAGAGAGCTTTCGAAACTCAAGAAGGAATACCTAGAAGGCTTTTATAGACTAAACGAACAGATTAGAGTTGCAGGGCTAGATGCTGTTTATATGGAGTCCGATCCAAGTTACAGACCAGATATAGATTCTTTAGTTAAACAAAGAGATGCCTACATCAAGAGTTATGAAAACTTAGTTAAGAACGAAAGGCCAAAAGCTAAAAAAGTAGAGAAGAAAGAGGTTAAGAATTTCTACGACGGCCCTGAAGCGTTTGAGATAATGACCGAGATTCTTAGGGAGCAAGAGAAGATGAGGATACACGAGTCCTTCCTTCGTCTTGTTAAGCTTCTTGCTATGGGTATGCCTAAGTCAGCGATGAATGCTAGGATGTTCAACCTAGAGGTTTTGAGAAAAGTTCACGCTTTAGACCCAGACAACAAGGGCGGATTAATATCAAACCTGTGGTCTCATGAAAATCTAGACAGTTTCTACAGAGAAACATTTCCTGCTTATGAAAAAATCATGCAGGAGGACAAGATTGGCGATGTAAAAGCATCAACTGGCGAAGAACAGTCAACAGTCCACCCTCAAGACCCTATACGGAGGAAGGTCTCATCCACAAGTAAGACCTCTGTTGCATACACAGACTCTAGTAAGGGTACAGTTACCCACGGAGATATTTTAAATAAGTATAGGAAATTTGCATCTAGCCCCGCTGGAGCAACATTTACTGAAAGTCAGAAGTCTGCTATTTTAGCCCAACACGCGTCTAGTCAACTCCTTGCTGATTTAGGTCTTAGCCGTAGGAATCATGATGATGTATTAGATTCTCGTCAATATATCATACTAGACCCTGAGTCAGAGGAAACTACTATAAAGCTAGACAACTCCGAGCGTGCTTCTGATATAGATGAGTACCACAATGCACTTCTAGATCTTCAGCAAAAAATGTCAGAGCCAGCCTCTCTTGCCTTGGACGACAGTGTGCTTAAGGAGATTGGCGTTCCCGATGAGGTTATCAAAACAAGGCCTACAAAGAGAGACATCTTAAGGTTCATTGAGCAGAGTAACGAGGAGCTCGATATAAAATCATCAGAATCTGGCCTCGCTCTGGATATAGATGACTACAACAAGCTATCTAAACTAGAAGCAGTCCGTAATGAGTTATTAAAAGCTAGCGATAGGTTCTATGCAGCCGAGGAGAAGCTGCACGGTGCTATGTCTGAAGAAGGTTATTTTATAACCCCTCAGATGCTTGCTCTTTCAATATGGTCTGAGTCTCCCTTAAGCTCCTCTGCCCAGGTTGCGAAAGACCCTCAAAAAGATGCTAGGGGAGGTTGGAAACCTACGATGCAAGATAACGGGCTAGACGAGTTTTTAACTGCTAATAACCCTGCTTCACAAGATAAAGAACTAAAAGGCTGGATAGATAGAGATACAGAGTTTTTATCCAACCGCATATACAAGTCTAAGAACGGTAAGGACAATACCATATTAGACATCCTTTCAGAAATCGTACCTCAGAGAGAGAATGATTTTTCCGTAGCTCTAGAGGCATATTATGGTTTTCTATCTAAAGCACCCCTAACAGAGGTTCAAAACGCCATCCTAGATCATCTTAATAAGTTTGGTATTAAGAGTGGTATCAAGAAGTTTAAAGTTCCAGATTCTTCTACATTAGAAACAGCAATCCAGAAGCTTTCAGGTCTTTTAAGAGACGCTAGCAAGGAAAACCAGTTAAAGAAGACAAGACTTTCGTCATACTCTGGAAACGCAATTTTCATGAATGACGGAGGTAATGTAAGAAGAAGAAGAATGAATCTCATACCTCCCGAGACATATCTTAATTTTATAGATAAGCTTATAGAGGGTGCAAAGCAAAGAGAGTACTCTCCTAGAAAATCTTTATTTCTTAGAACAAATACTGGCGTTTTAGATATTAAGCAAGAAGGTCGAGTCATCCAGACCCTTACATTTTCTGACAACAAATCTATGGATAGGTTCGTCAAGAATATGAATGGCGTATTTTCTCAAACTAAAGAGCAGTACAAATCTTCTTTCGTAGCTCTTATGGGCTTAGATGTCGTAAGTAATAGAAAGCAGTTAGATGCAAAAAAGATAGGCGATTTAGTTATATACAAAGGCTCTCTACATAAGGTTGAGGCAAAAGGCGAAGATGGTAAAAAGGTTGTAGCTCAGGGTTTTGAAGAGATATTCAAAAACAAAGACGGAAGCTATAACTACGCAAGGTTGCAGACTGCCTTCATGATCGCCTTCGCAAAATCAGATCCAGCTTCTTTTTATGAGAGCGGAGAGGTCAATACAGTAAGCGGTCAGCCCATTGATCGTGCTGGTATATCTGCTGTTGCCAGAGATACTACCTCCATAAATTCCATAAGCCCTGACCTTCTTGATGCCATAGGAACCGACCTTGGTGCTGGTATATCTAAAAACATACATGATGACATAAACGACTACGAGTCTCTGCAAGACCAAGCTAGTTCTGGTCAAGATCTTGATTCACCCGTTATAGAGAAAAACCTTTCAGGTTTCCAAAAGATTTTAAAATGGATTATTGGTAATCAGTCTTTTTCTGATGCATTCACCCGTGCAGGTGTTGAGAAGAAGTTTAAGCTTAACGAGTCTATACGAAGGAATCTAGTTAGCAGGGTAAAGCATTCGCTTCACTCTGGCATAGTCAACAGTTACTACGAGCTAGAGCAGATGAATGAGCTCATGATCCAGGATCTTATAAAACAAGGTGTAATTGATCCTAATAACAAGGCGGATATGGACTCTGTCAGGCTCAATCAAAAGATCCGTCTCTACACGGGCAAGACAGGTGTTGAAGTAGACGAAGCAAAAGCTCAATATGAAACTCCTTTCATGGAGAAAATTTCAGAGCTTAATGTGGAAGATCCTTTGAAGTTTTTCGGTGATTTTGCTTACGCTAGGTTTGCCAAAATAAGAAACAAATACATTCGGGAGAAGTATAAAAAGAGCCCTATGCTTGAAGGCAAAGATAAGGAAGGGAATATCCTGGGCTCAGGTATGTCAGAAAAAGAGGCTGACAGAATACTAAAAACAACAGAAAAGCATCCTGAATTCAAAAAACTAGACAGCATAGTTAAAGACTTCGATAAAATGAACATGGATACCTTGAGAATATTGGTAGAAGGTGAGGTTCTTTCGGCAGATCAATTTGCACGACTTAAAAAGGCAGCTACTAACGAAAAGGGCGAGTTTGTATGGGCTCCATTAAGAGGTTTTGAAAAAGAGATGATCGATGACTACCCAACTGGGTTAGACATGATCCAAGAAATGGTTCACATAGATGAAGTATCAGGAGCCCAGGGTACTGGTTCTGGTTTTAGTCAGACAGGTGGAAGACTGGCACTTACTGCAGCACTTGGTAGAACCACTAAAGCTAACTCTCATGAGATCTGGGGGAATGCGTTTCGAAGTAACCTTGAGGCTGTGCTTAGAGCTAACAAGAACAAAGAGACATCTAGAGGTCTTCTTGACTTGTTGAACATGGTAAACAAGGACGAAAAGTTAAAAAAAGAGTGGGGCGGAATCTTTCAAATAGTTAGACCGATAGATCTCGGTAAGCACTCCGAGACTAAAAAAGTTCTAAAGCTAAGCTATGACCCTGATTTAGGGGAGGATAAGTCTTACTTTCAGGAGATGGAAGTAAATGCTCTAGAGTTAGAGGACAATGTGTTTACAGTTCGTGTAAAAGGTGAGCCTGTTTACATCATTTTTAAAGGCGATACAGGAAAGAGAATTTCGGATGCTCTGAAGAATAAGAACAACTTTCAGATGGGCCCTATCTTAAGAGCTTTCGGAATAGCTAGCGGGTTTTTCTCCTCTATCTATACTGTTTGGAACTTGGATTTCATTCTCACTAACTTTTTCAGGGATTTTGTTAGTGGTGTGTTGAACTTAAAATCAGACCAAGAAACGAGAGACATAGCTAAACAGATTGTCGATCCTCGATCTATGTACGGCAACTTCAAAGGTATGTATGCAGTAGCAAAAGCCCGAAGAGCTGGTAAGAGTATGGATTCCGTTCTTTCAGATTCTGACAGAAGGTTCCTAAACGAGGTCATGAAAAAAGACCGAAATGATATAACCGAGGAGGAGTTAACTAAGCTATTCCAGAACCCAGCCATGACAGCTATCGCCATGCAGAAAGCAGGCGGTAAGGTTGAGTTCTTTGGTCTTATTGATGCAGAGAAGAAAACATCTGACATTATTAGAAAGCTCAAGAGATTCCAAAAGTCTGGAAAGCCCTTCAATAGTAGAAATGCTGGAACTGTATTTTTTGACTGGGTTAATGACATCAACACAGGTGTTGAGAATGCAACTCGTATGCAGGCTTTCAAGGTTATGGTAATGAATGGTGCTACCTTTCAGAACGCTGCATATAAAGGAGGTAGAGAGGGCACTGTAGATTTTAACAGAAAAGGAAATTACACAAATGTTTTCAATGCACTATTCCCATTCTTCGGTGCTGGCATCTCAGGTAATGCTCGTCTTGTAAGAGCACTTACATCTCCCGATATGGGAGGCTCTACTGAGTTCAAGCAAAGACTTTTGATGAAAATCATTATGGGAGGTTTTGCATACTCACTGCTTATGCGTCTGTACGCAGGCGAGGATGAAGAGACTGAGGAACAGCACTGGGATAGGCTGTCGTCATGGGAGAAAAAGCATGGGTTGAATATTTTCCTTAAACCTAACGGAGACGGGGGCAGGGTTGTAGCTCCTCTGCCTTATGGCTGGAATTTACCCTACGGAATCGGTGCTACGCTTGCAGATTTTGCGGTAGATTCAGCAGGTAAGGCAGACAGGAAGTATGGAGCTTTCGAAGCAGCGTCTGAAGTCTTAAGCAGTGCAATGGATACATTCCACCCAATGAGTGGCGGTACGGGTCTAGGTAGGGTTATACCACATGCTGTAAGACCTATTTACGAAATATCGTATAACTCTAACTTTATGGGCAATCCGATCAGACCTGAAAGAAGCCCTTTTGAAAAAGGTGAAAAGCCTGACTCTCAGCTTTATTTTAGTAGTGTAAACCCCATATCGAAAGATCTTACAAAGACTTTAAATAAATTAACAGGTGGGAACGAAAATCAATCTGGCTTTGTAGATATTTCGCCATCAACTATAGACCACACATTTAGCTATTTCTTCGGTACTATGGGTAGGCAGATTATGGCTATAAGTGGGTTTGGTTACGACAAGCTCAAAGGTAAAACACCTAATATCGGAAGCACTAGAGCTATACCTGTTGTATCTAGGTTGTACAAAGACGAGACAAGAGACACTCAGATGCAGTCAAGGTACTATGACCTTAGCAAACTTACTGGAAGCTACGACACGCATTATCAATACCTTCTAAAAAATGGCAGAGGTCGAGAAGCTAAAGATTTCTACAATAAGAATAAAAACTATTTTAAGATATACTCTTTGATAAGTTCCCAGAAGAGCAGATCTGGTAAAATGAAGAGAGACATCAACAAAAGAATAAAGTCTGGAATTGATAGGTCTAAAATACAACCCCTTGAAGATCGTTTGTATCGTGAGAGAATAAAAGGGATGTCGTCTATCCTAAAACAAGCGAGGACGCTTGAAATCTACATATGATCGATACTAATTTAAAGCTAACAGAAGAGCAGGAGAGCGATCTCTTAAAGTACGCTTTTGAGCGTGTTGAAAGCTTGAAGATGGACAACAAGGAGAGAATCGAGTCAGATCGATTAAGCTGGAATGTCTATCAAAACGACAGGCCAGATAGAGAGATTCTGGATTCTATATACTCAAAATCTAATGTTCCTGTCCCTATGACAACACTTGTCGTAGATCATTTCCTAGCTAGGGCTGAAGACGAGATCACAGGAACATCTCCTTTCTTTCGTTTTATGCCTCAGGGGAGGTCTGACGAAGTCAAGACCGATGCTTATGACAAGTACTTTAATTGGAAGCTAGAAACAGTAGGTCATACTAGAGAAAGGCTTGAGGAGTCCTACCTGCACATCTTTTTACAGAGAGCCTGCATAATGAAAGCAGTCTTCGAAAATAAGACATCCCAGTGGATGGATTATGAAAGAAATGCTTTGTATAACATTGAAGAAGAATCCTTCGAAGAGATCCCCAATTACGGACCCATTATTGAGGGAGAGGCTAAGTTCATACAAGATGTAGATATTGAGACAGGGATGCCGATGTTAAGGCTTCAGGAAGACCCATCTTTTGTTATGACTCCTGGCGTTCATGAGTTTAGACCCTACCCGAATGGGGTACCTACAGAGCAAGTTATATTCAAAGGTGCAAAAAGCGTAGTCATTGACTCTGACAGGTTCTTATGCCCATCAGATGTGGAAAGCGTTCAGGATGCTGATTTTGTTGTTGAGCTATACGACAAGCCTCTGAAGTGGGCTGAGAATATGTTTTTAAATCGTGAATGGCTTTCTTACTCAGAGTTTTCCGAGTCTGTAAAAAAGGATGCAAATAAAAGGACTAACACGAACACTGAGGGTAACTACAACTCAATACCACCCCGTGATGAATCCAAAGAGGATTTAAGTTTCGACAACAAAGAAAACCCAAGCATTCAGGTGGTTGAGTGCTGGGTTAGAAGAGATGTTTTAGGTACTGGTACGCCTCAAGATTTCTGCTTATTCTTAGAGCCTGAAACTAAAAAAGCTATCTATTACGAGTATGTAGCTAAAGTGACCCCAGATAACAGACTCCCTTACAGCACAGTTTCTATCGGAAGGCAGCGTAACAGATGGTGGGGTCCCTCTTTACCAGAAAGAATTTCAGTCTACCAAGAATTTATTGATAAGCAGTTTAACTCTGAGGCTTACAGAAATGAACTTACCGCTAACCCTATTGTTGGTGCTAACGCCCATGCAGTCGAGGAAGAGCCTGAAGACATAGAGCTTATGCCAGGTCGTGTTTTTGAGCTTAAGGACGGAAATACGGCAGATGACTTCATAAGTTATGTGCAGTTACCTAATGCAGATGCTAAAACACAGCAGATGATCGACTTTGTTTTTGGCTTGGTTCAGCTTTGGCTAGGAGTAAGTAATATGGCACAAGGGGATTACCAGGCACTTGCTCCTGCTAATACGGCAACAGGTGTTGAAGCTACTCTTAGGGAAGCGTCAAAGATCGGCCGTCGATGGATGCGTAGAATAGTAAAAGGGTTCGAAGATCATTTAACTAAGTTAGTAAAGATTACAGCCACTACCTTAGATGAAGAAGAGGTTTTCGAGTACATGGAGGGCGACATTAAACAGTTTGGATCCATGACTCCTGAATCTGTTAAGAAGATGGAGATCGATGCAACTGTAATACTATCACAGGACCAAGGCCAAAGGGCTATTGAAAAAGCAAATCTCGCACTACAGGCACAGCAAAGATTCTTCGAGTCACCTCCTGAGATGCGTCCTTTCGTTCGTCCTTTGTGTAAGCGTATTTTAGATGCACTTGGGTACGAGAATGTTGATGAACTTCTTCCCGAGCAAGCCCCTGCTGATCCAAGGCAAGAGGCGGAGATAATGAAACTTTTATCTGACGGAGCTGGATCCCCAGGGCAGGCAGAGGCAAACACTGAAGGATCTGCTGCCGTGATGGGAAACAGTAACCCTCAAGGTCAAAACCAGTATCAATAACAAAAAACCTTAAAAGCTATGTTACCAACATTACCAAAATTCAGAAAATACCAAAACTCAAAAATACCTTCGTTCCCCAAGCCATTAAAAAGGAGGCGGGACAGAAGAAAAAATGAAAATAAAGAAGTTGCAAAAAGATTGTTCGGACCAGACTTTCCAGCTTTCGGTGCGTCTTTAGGCACCATATTTCAACCAGTTACTGGTGTTATCAATAAAGTAAATCGAGCCACTTCTGTAAGATAATGCCAGATATCGTGATGTTTGATAAGTTTTCGGACTTAAAGAGGCTATCCAATGATGAATCTTTTTTACATCTTGAGAAACGCTTTCAGACGGAAAGAGGGAGATATCTCACAAAGATGCTCGACCCCTCAACATCGGCAGAGGAAACGCTTGCACTCAAGGCAGTCGTTAACGCACTTGAGAAGGTATCGCCTTTGGCTCTCGTCGAAACTGTTATCAAGATCGAAACCAAAAACTTAAAAACATCACATCCTAAAATGTTTAGAGGTAGTTGATATGGGTAAATTTAAAGTAATCACATCAAGCGATCCAGACCCTATTCCAGAGGGTCGTTCTTACCGTGTTATATCAGCACCTCCTGAAGATAGCTCATATGCATCAAAAGACGACCTTTCAGATCTTGAAGACAGGGTTATTACAACAACTGATCTTAGCCCTCTTACATCTTCAAATGTAGATTTTTGTATATTTATAGATGGAGGCAATGCATCTAGCTCAAACTGCTCAGGGTATTAGATATGTCTGTCACAATAGTTATACGAAAAGATTCCGAAGAAAGGTGGGTTACTTTGAATCCTATCCCTTTTCAAGGCGAGCTTTGTCTAAACACATCCAATAAAAAAATTAAGTGCGGTGATGGATTCAACAACTGGTCGGATCTGCCATACTTAAACGATAAAGACATAGAAGATTTAAAAAACGAATACGGAAATGAAACCGATTTCCTTTCATCGTATGAACACTATAAAATAAACCCATGAGCGAAGCAGACACACCAACAACAGTTTTAGGAAAGATAGGTAAACAAGTAGGAGCTGAAGTAAAAACAGTCACTACCTCTTTATCTAACCACACAACATCGACACTTAACCCGCACGCCGTTACTAAATCCCAAGTGGGTCTGGATCTTGTAGAAAATACGGCTCTATCGACATGGGCAGGTTCCGCAAATATTACCACCCTTGGGACTATAGCTACTGGTAATATCCCTTACTCCCTTATCACAGACGCCCCGACACTTAGTGCTATAGATTCTGTTACAGGTAATTTTACAATTGGAGGTGATCTTACTGTTAACGGTGAAACAACAACACTCAATACTCAGACTCTAGCTGTTGAAGATAATATAATCGAGGTTAACCTCACAGCTTCTGACGGAACAGCTACTGCCTCAACTGCTGGTCTTCAGGTAAATAGAGGTGATGGTGAATCAGAAGAACAGGTAGATATTTCAACTACGAAACACCCTGATGGGTTTGTTGCTCCTACATCTAACGAAATTGACGCATGGACAAACGAAGCGATTCATAGTTTTAGTTGGACAGTTAATTCTGCGACCACATATTGGAGTGATACCTACTCTTACACCGATGCAAGCGGCACTAAGTGGACACTTAGTACTGTTCAAGTTTCGGGTGTTGGTTCAACTTCTGTCTACGATCTTAATTTAACCCCCACTGGTGGTACTACATTTAAAATCGGTACACTTTCAAAAGCCACTGAGGAAATAGATTTTATAGATGGCTGGGGCGTAAACTATGTAGATCCAGGTCAGAATGCTTGGGCTATTTTAATAACTTACACCCCAACATTAGGCTACGCTTCAAATACTTTAGGCTGGACTGGTGATACTGGGGCTATGGCAAAAACTTCTACAACAGCAGTTATTGATGCTTTAGAATACGGAGGAGAAACTAAGAAAGTTTCAGCCATTTACCAGGCATCTGACACAAACAGTGTTACTTGGGAGGTTCGATTTTCTGTCGGAGGAAATATTACCCTTGAAAAAGGTTCTGAGTCTCAGGTTATAGGTACTTATGCAGGCAGCGATGTCACAATGAGTGATGGGTGGTCAATAGCTTATTTTGAAAATTCATCGGACCCAGAATTCTGGGATATTACCGTAGATCATGCTCCAATAGTAGGAGATGGTGACAAAGCTTCTTTAATCTGGGACGAAAACAGCGGACAGGGTTTTTGGGAGTTCAGTCTAGGTACTGAAAAAGCAGATCTTAAGGCAAAAGACATTACCGCAAGCAAGGTAACTGTAGACTCTGGAGATAGTCTTATATTAGGCTATGACGCTAACTCTGTTGCAATACCTTTAGGAACTGTAGCGGCTTTTACTAGCTCACTAGCTGCTGCCAAAGTGTAACAGGATGTGGCTTCCGTACTTTCTCAGATAGGCCATGCTATTGGGGGTGAGGTTAAAAACCTCTACTCCCGTATTAGTGGCTTAGCTGGGGATGACGCCTATTCGGAAATTGGATATGATGCTAATGGCAATGTATCCACAGTAACTACATACACTGATTCAACCAAAGTAACCTTGGTCAAGACTAAGACACTCTCCTACAATTCTGGATCACTTACTGGCATAGTGGTCACAGATTCCAGTGGGACTACAGTCTTAACTCAGACCCTTGCTTACGATGTAACCAGTGGTGATTTGGATTCAGTAGAAAAGGATTACGCATAATGAGTTTTGCAGCACCAGCAAGTGGAGTAATATATCAATCTGGGAGAGACTATGACCTGTCAGACCTTGCAACTAATATCGGAGTCACAACAACAACTGACGATGGCATAACATACTACGATTTCGGAACAAACAGGCTTCATATACAAGGCACATTGTGGCACGATCCTGACAAGGAGGTAATGTTATTTCATCACACCTCAACATCAGCAACTGCCACAACCCATGTAATTAAGGTCAAGGAAACCACTGCTTCTAGGTCATGGAATTTCATAGATGGGTGGTCGGTGGATAGTGATGGGAATTATGTAATAACTCATACGGGACATAGTGTTGAGGCAGGAGATGCATTAAGATTCAGAAATGTTACAGGCTCCGCAATAGAGCAGAAGCAAGCCAGGGTTTTATCGGTAACCACAAACACAATAACACTAGAGCGTGGTTATTATTGGGCTGGCGTGGATTCTGATAACTCGTTTACTATTACTTCCACCATTAGTGAGTATACCAGAATACCAATCTATAACTACGGCAAGGAATACAACAATAATGGTAGAGTCGGTTATTCGGATGGTACAGGTGTTATAATTTCTGGAGATTCTACGAGCGCATATGACCCCGATGAGCATGGATTTTTCTTCGACCAATTTTCCTTCTTATGGTCTAAGGGTGGTACGATAGTCACTAACCGCCCTTGTTCTATAGACGGTCATTATGATATAAAAAACACCACTTTCATGTCTCCTAGGCAAGACAACTCAGGTAACTGGCAACCAGTGGAAATGAGAAGCATGGGCGATGGATGGTGGGATAACGGCAAACTGATTAACATTAATGGAGTTAACCCAAAAAACACTAAGCAAATAGATGTTGTATTGGAAAATGCTTGCGTATCTGAAGTTTTAGATAGCTGGTATGAGTTTTCCTTAAGAAATTTTGATGCATCTAAAAATTTTGGTGTGTGTGACTTTGGGCACGATGGCTCATATGGCGTGAAAGGAACTCTATCGGGCGGAGCTTGGAGCGGAACAACTGTTACCCACCATCATCATGATTTTGAAATCGTAAACTCTGCCACAGGTTCAAATATAATCACTATGTGGCGCCCCGTGCAGCGCAATCCAAACGCCCAGAGGGGAAATGTTGTCACTAAAAAGGAGGTGTCTTTTAAATTTAAAGATGCGGATAGCAATCCTATTGAGGGTGTAGAATTATACTTGAAGGATAATCCTTCTGATTATGCAAAAAACGCAACCTACCCCCCAGCTACAGCTGCGGGGTCATACACCACTACTCCTACTTTGCTGAACGGGGTTATTAATGCTGATGGTTCGGTCACATATGATTACACTAACCCCTTTGAGTACAGCGCGACATCGGATGCAAATGGTAATATATCAACCTTAAAGATTACAACCTCTGCCCATTTACACGAATATAACGCAGATGACCCTAGTGCGCAAAACGACTACCCCAACTTATATGTAAAAGCAAATAACAGCTGGGGTCTTAGCTCATCAAATACGAGAAGGCCTGATTTTTCTGATTGGGATACTGATAATTTTGGAGGTTTCTATCGGGTAGACCGTCGTTCAAATGATAATACGGATGCCGATGAATTTACATTCCAGTTTTGCTCTTATAACCACTCACTTTCCTCCTCTACTCAAGCCCTTAAAGGATTAGGCGAACTTGCTGTTAATTGGGTTTTGTTTGACGACCAACTCATTACTGAGACGAAAGCAACAGCAGATGGTAATAGTGAAATAGACACGCCGCAGAAATTCTACAATAGAGCAAAATCATACTTAGTGGATAATTACGCAGGAGAAACATCAACTATTGTTTCACGGGAAGGTAACTCCATTAATGCGGGCTCTTACGATGTAGTGATTGACGGAAATGTAACGGATGCTGCTTCTGCATTCGCGATTAGCGGTAACATATTAACCATCAAGGCATCCAGTTTTGTCGGAGATATTCAGACCACTGGAACAATTACTTTAAGCAACAATGCAGAAGTTATCGGAACTTATGGGGAAAACACGGTCCTGCCTTGGGAGGTTACAAATGTAGAGGCAACTGCAACCCTGCAACTTTTCAATATTACCAAAAACCTAGAGGTAGAAAACTTAGTGGTTGCAGGTACGGCAGGAAACAAAGTGACATCGTCTGGCACTTACACAGGCCAAGAAGTGAGTTTGGGTGACAATATTCGTCTGCGAATCACCTGCCAAGCAGGGACAGGGGCATTCCTCCCCTACGAGGCTTTTGGTATCGCAACGAGTGTAGGTATTAGTTTCGAGGCAAACCAACAGGCAGACACTATCTATAACGACAACGGAATTAATGCAGACAATCTGACTACCCTGTCCGCAGACTATCCGAATGTGCAGATCGACATCTCTGATGGTGATGGGGTCGCAGATGTCAGAGAGTTCTATGCATTCTATGTAAAACAAACAACCACCTCTACTGGCATTGGGCAATGGTTTGGTGCAATCGATGCGATTGACCACATGAACTATCGAGTGAATACTGCCATTGCTGACATCAAATTACAGAACACTGGCAACACTCCATTGGTTATTTCTGGTGCGAGAATATTCCGTGACAATGGCACAAGTATTCTCCACGCAGACCTATATGACCAACCAATGACGCAGGACAATGGGGAGTTGATTCAATACATCAAAGGACAAGTTGATGAGTCTTTGGAAACAAAACTACCCCCTGCAATTGCAAGTGATCCAACCATTAGTGGTATCGATAAGAACTCCAAGTTAATCCCAGCATTATTATGAGCGACGAGATAGGAGAGAACAAAAAAGTATCAACCAACCTAGGCTTCGTTGCCAAAGTTTTCGGCACAGCCATATTCATTGTTTACTCTGGAGCTATGATCTACGCTCGATTAAACGCCCTGGAGATGGAGATCCTTCGACTTAATCATGATGTTAAGATGAATGCGGAGTTTAGGATTAAATGGCCTCGCGGAGAGTTAGGGTTTTTACCTGACGATGCTGAGCAAAATATGAGGCTTACTTTTTTAGAAAAAATATCAGGAAAGCATGAAGAGCTTTTAGATAAGATGCGTTACGGAGGAGGGGAGTGAAATGGGTGAGATCCTTCTTATGCTTCTTACTGGAGGCGGTTCTACTGCTATGGGGGCTATGCTCAAAGGTGGGTTCGGACTTCTATTTGAGAGTCGCCGCCAGAAGCACGAGCTCGAAATTGCAAGGGAAAGTAGAGCAAATGAAAATTTCATTAAGCTACAAGCTAAGCTGGCTGAAGGAGGTAATAATGAGTTCAGGGATTTTTCTCGTCGCATTATTGCTTTTATGGGGATTGGCACTCTTTGCTTTTGCGTCTTGCTCTGTACCATATTCCCACAAGCGGAATTCCTTTCTATCACTAACGCCAACGGCGAAGGAAGAACAGAATTGCTGTTCGGAATCATCTCTTGGCCAGCAAGCCAAGACCCCATCACGCTCAGTAGCGGACACCTTGCATACATGGGGCAAACAGCCCTTATGGGAATCCTCGGCTTTTATTTCGGGCCATCGCCTCACAGACGATAAATGAACATAATCGACAGAGTAGCAGTAACAGGAGTTGGTGGCACATTAGCTACTTTCGGACTTTCTTCGCTAGATTCCTTATTCGGGAGTATAGCGGGTTTAATAACTATAATATATATGTCTATAAAAGTATACCAGGAGGTAAAAAATGGAAAAAAAAGATAAACAAAAATTTAAACCATGCCCAGGTTGTAAGAATAAAGAGTGCATTAAGAAACAAAAATGCCAGGAGCCTGAGAAAAAGAAGCCTGGAGCAAGAGGTATTTACAAGTACTAATACAATCGCTTAATTTTTAAATCAGTACGCTGTATTCTGCTGGTATGCAAAATACAGAAGAGGTGGTTGAATCCCCTCAACAACAACAAGATCTTTCGGATGTGGCAACCGACGCTCTCCGAGATGCTTTAGGAACCGAGGCTAGCAATGAAGTTGCAAGCCCCGAGATCGAGGAGACTCCATCTCAAGAAAGCGAAACTGAGCCGTTAGGCGAAGTGAGCGATCAAGAGGAGGATTTTACCGAGATTATAGAGACGAACGAGGCTGAAAGTGATGCCGACCGTCTGGCGAAAAGAAGAGTAAGACCAAGAAGCGAGCTCGATCAACAAGTTATTGATTTGTACAGATCGTCTGGATTCGAGGGCAGTTTTCAAGATGCTTCCGATGTAATATACGGAAGACAGCAAACCGCTCAACCGCAGGTTGCTCAGGTTCAACAACCGAGCCAACCAGAAGAAGATCCATATGAATTAAATCTTAACGGTTTGAAAGAAAGCGTTGTTTCTTTGGAGTCTCAAATTGCTGAGGCTACTGAAGATATGGACACTGCTAAAGCTATACAGCTTCAAAGAGATCTGTTTCGAAAGGAGCTAGAGATCAATAATTTGCAAAATCAGCGTCAGATGCAGGAAGAACAAGAAACTCGATCTGCTCAAGAATCCCAACGGCAAAGAGCGTTGGAGAGTCGGAATAATGCCGTTTCAAAGTATCCAGAGCTGGATAACAAGAACTCGGTGTACCGCAAGGAGTTTGACTACTTTATATCAAACGCTGAGCAAGACCCCGACTATGCAGCAGTTTTTGCGTCACCACGATGGCCTGAGATTATGGCAAATGAGTTTGCAATGAGTAAGGGTGCTACAGAAGCACCTCAGCAAGTTGCACCTCAGCAAGTTGCACCTCAGCAAGTTGCACCTCAGCAACAACCACCCGTCATGGGTAATCAGGCTAAAGTTTTGACAACAGGACAGACTGCAAAACCCGCAAACCAACCTATATCTGCGGAACAAGTCCTTAACAATGTAGGCAACCTTTCAAACGAACAACTTTTTCAAATGCTAGGTCAGCCAGATGGTAGGCAGTTTCTTAGATAGGGTTTTAACAAAAAACACTATAATTATTAAATAAAATGGCTATTAAAACAACTCAAGGGGCAGCACAACCAGGTATTGGTAATGTTGACCTTCTTTCAAATAATACTAACTACACTACAGATATTTTCGCTAACGGCGATTTGCGTACACGGCTTTGGTCGGAGCTCGTAACTCGTGATGCTCGTGAAAAGAATGTATTCTCCAAATTCATCGGATCTGAAGGATCGGCTGCTCCTGTAGTTGAAAAAAGAGATCTCTCCGCTGGTGGATCAGATAAAGTGACTTTCACTTCTGTCGCTCCTATCCGTGGTCAAGGTGTTCGTGGGGAAGCAATCCTCAAAAACAACACTGGTAAGTTAAAGTTTGGTACTTTCAGTGTGGAGGTTGACTTAATTCGTCACGCCGTCGCATGGACGCAAGTTATCAAACTTATGAGATTCACTGGTAAAACCATCGATCAGCTTTCCGCTGAGGTTATGTCCGAGTGGGCAGGGCGTACAGAGCAAGACCACATTCAGTCGTGCATTCGTGACACTTGCTTAAACAACAGTACCTCCAACTTGATCTCCGACTACGGAGCTAATGGGGCAGTTACCTACGCTGAAGGTCTTAGTACCGACATCATTCAGGAAGCAAAACAAGCCTTGATCGCTCAAGGCGGTGAGCCCATGAATGTTGGAGGGGATGATAAAACCGAGATTCCTGGCTACCTGTTCTTCGCCCCTGACGCAGTGCTTCGTCCACTTCGCAGTGATCCCGATTACATGGAAGCTATTCTCCAAGCTGACGAGCGTAGCAGTTCTAACAAACTGTACAGCGGTAACTATGCAATGTGGGACGGCAATATGATTGCTAACCATAATGTAATCATCGACACTGCTGACGGTCGTCAAGGTTCACCCCTTCTTCCAACAGCTCTCGTTACTACTCAAAGCACTGTTCAGGCTGCTGCTCTAAATCTAGGTGGGGATACATTCGCTAACTTCATTGGCTTTGATTCCAACATTCCTGGTGGTGGTGGTGCACAGCATGTTGTGCCTAATGGTGGAGGCAATCTTCTGATTGTACAGCCTAATGGTACTTACTACAGCGTAAGTTACGCTAACATCAGTGCCGATGGGTCCACAATCAACGGACTCGCCGACCTTGGTACTGCTCAGGCTAACAATGCTGCTGCTATTGCAGGAGTTACGCTTCCAGTAGGTACTGTTATCTACCAAGCAAACTCCGCATCTACTCCTATTGGATATGCAGTAGCAATGGGTAAATCTGCACTATACTACGCAAAAGGTGGTGTATTCAATGAACAGATTTTCCACTATGATGATTTTGCTAATAGTGGTAATAATGCACACTTATCTGCTGTAGGTGTTCAGTCCGTTTACGGAATGGCTACTTACCAAGACACCAATGGAAGAATCCCTGGTGTGCAGTTAATTGAGGCAGTTCGTCAGATCCCTGGCTTCTCATTCTAAGCCTTAGCTACATTCACGCTTAACCCTAGCCCCTCCCTGAGTTTCGGGGAGGGGCTTTTTTTAAAAAACATTATGAAAATTATAATTATTGGTAAAAGAGATCAGATGGGCACAATCCCTCTTATTAGAGTAAAGGGCATGAGCCGTTTTCAGTATAACTTCGAGTGGGACAAAGAAAGCAGACACTATGCATATGAGCCTAAAAACCAAAGAGAGGCTGATGATATTTTTAGAACACAGGGTAAGCTTTATAAAAGAATGTTCTTTTCTGTTTTAATGGAGGAGAAGAATAAAGAAGTGCCTAAAAAGGAAAAAAAAGAGACCCCTAAAAAAGAGAAAAAAGCCGTAAAGAAAAAAGATGTAGATCACCACTTTGAAAAAGGGGTTTCTAAATTACAAGCGGTAGTCGAGGAAAAAGCGGAGTCCTAGAATATATCTGTTATGTCAGAGATTTCTTTTATTGAGGTATGTGACCAGGTCGCAAGTATGCTGGGGGCTGATTCAACGGAAGAACTTCCAGCAGTAGACGCTGCAAGAGTAAGAATCTCAGTAAACCAAGCATATCGAGAGTGCTACTCACCTATTGATGGAAGAAGACCACGATGGGCTACAAGAAAGTACACACTGGTTTTCGAAGAAGGGGTGCAGGAGGTAGAACTTGACCCAGAGGTTATTGATGTAGATAAAACGCCTGTTCTTGTAGATCACGGTCCACTATCCCCGATGAATGCGAGAAGCGATGAGATTAAAGCTAGGTCTTTTCATGGTGGGGATTTTAGACCTGTCGGAATATATCGAGGTCGTTTTCCATCAATTAATATGGAGGAGCCTGAAAAAGACAGACCTATATGGTATTTTGTAGATCAAACCGATAACGGGAGTGACACTCAGGTAATACCTAAACTCGTAGTATATCCTGTACCAGATAAAGAATACTCGGTTGAAATTGTCGCGAATATCGTGCCTGCGGGTCTAGAGTTCGACGAAGAGGTTTTCAGAATACCTGGAGATTTGGTCTATGACATAGTTCTTCCAATAGCACAGAATAAGATGCTTGTTGATCCCAGGTATAACGGAGACAACAAGGAGATTATCATGAGAAGTGCAGCCGAAGCTAGGAAAAGACTCTCTACATTAGTCTCCCCTCAAAAGCATAAAAACTTAAGACTAAGCAGAAGAGCAGGGTGGTAGATGAAAGATCTGAAAATCAGACAACTTTCTCGGCCTAAAATTGTCCAAGACAATAAGTTTGGGTATAATACAATTCAGAGAAAGTATGTTGTACAAGGCGATAAAGTTGTAAGAAACGGGGTTTTTTCGTCAACAGTTACTGGCGAAATCTCGGTTGATGGTGTACCGCTTTTTCTAGAAATAGGCGAAGAAGACACCGAATACAAAAACTTCTACCTGACAAATCAAACTATAGAGCCCTCTGGAAGCTCTATGGAAAAAGCTTATCTTACTAGAACCTTTGTTGATTTAAGAGATACTTTCATATCTGAAAACATAACTGAATCAAAGGATTTTAAAAAGGTAACAAGGAACTATGTTGTTTTAAGAAAAGCTCACGAAAGAGGTTACTCAGAAACTAATTTCCAAAAACACCCAAGTGTTGAAAAATCAGGATTTTACGATGCCTGGGATTATCTACCTGTAGCAGTTGAGAATACACGACCTTCAATAGATGGTTTTAATTCAAACATCATATCAGCTAACAACTTTCCTAGATCGCTAAAAACACCTCAATTAAACAACTCAAACCTTTTTATCGCGTTGTCTAATAGCAAAGGCGTTTGCGAACCTCTAGAAAACAGTGCAAAGGTAGACATATCAAACCCAGGTGTGGATCTTTGGCAGGTATCCTGGATTATACCTCTTGAGGGGTACTGGTCAACTGCTACATCATCCACGCAGAGAAACAGTATAGATCTTCCTCAGATTGTAAGGTTCGATCAAAACGGTCTCAGTATAATGGACTGGGGTGACATATCGGGAGGGTCTGAAGCTGCACAAGCTTGGAAGTATACTTTTTTTCATGTCGGGAAATCTCTACCCGAAGATATGGTTGCGTACACTGGAGGCTCAGGAGGAAACTCATGGCCTAGTGTTTGGGTAGATATATATTTTGAAGGTTTTGGAAGCGGGTCTGGGTTTTCTCACAAGCAGCTAATAAAGAACGCTGTATTTAAAAAAAGCAACAGTGCCATTGTTAGTTTTAAATCCACAGAAGACACGAATGTAAATATAGGGCAACTCCAAGGTCAAAAAAACATAATTCTAAACTACGATTGTGGCGATGGTGCACCTGCTGTTTATCAAGGAAAACCTATAAGTAAGGCTGGTGGTCGTATAGCCTGGGGTGCTTCTTACATTGGATCTCTAAATAGAGGGAATTCTGAAAGACTTACTACTAAGATAACACCTGTCTCATCATTTAAAGGAAAAAGACTTTGGAAAGTTGAACTAACTTTTGTTTCTTAATGGATGACGAAGAGAACAAGCAGAAAATTTCTGAGCTAGAGGATAAAGTTCAGGAACTTGCAGAAGCTATTGAGAATGCAACTGACGGGCAGGAGTTGCCTGAAGAAACTAATTTCATAGATGTAAAAATTAATGGGAAGTCCCAAGTTGTTCATTTTATAAAAATAGAAGAGCTAGATGGAACTGACTATGACGAATGCAGTAAAATAAAAACTGCAAAAGATGCACAGGAAGCTTTCAGGCTAGCATTTAAGTATAGGTACGACAAAATATCTGAGTACCCTACTAATATATCCCACGGAGATTATCTAGTACTGGAATGTCAGGGGACTGAAATAATTAATCCAGATAATCAAGAAAGTGAATCTAGTGAAGAAGTTCCTGATGGGTGTTATTATCTCGGAATATGCTCTATCCCAGACAGCGGAATAAAAGGTATTGGTTGCGGTACACAGGAAGCAGAACCTGATGGATTTGACTGTTTGGCAAGCGAAAGAGACGAGGCAGGGGATGCCATTAGAAGTTTTACTGCATGGAATACATGCGGAACAAAACCAGAAGAGTGCGTTGATGAGCTTGATGGAAACGGTGAGCCAATACCTAAGACCATAAAAATAGATGAAATAGTTCTACCACAATCAGGAGAAACACCTGAAAACTTAGACATTGTTTCGAATGTAACAAAAAACTCAACAACGACCCTACTCAACTATGTACAGACCGTGACTGATGTAGTTAAAGAAAGCCCTGTTGAAGAAGATATAGGAAATATAGTCGGTTTAAAGTTCTCCGAAGACCCAGTAGACGGTGGCTTCCAGCTAGATGGGGATGAGCCTACTGGTTATATGGGTATCGTTACTAAGTTCGAAATAGGTAAGCAAAAAACAGAGACAGCAATATCTTTCGGATCTTATGATGCTAACTTCACACCTGTTGTTTTTAATAAGTCTACGCTTTTATCAAAAAACCTAAAAGCAAAAGAAATTGAGGTTTCAGTAGACGAATGCGGAAAAGCTGCAAGGTCTCCAGAAAAAGGCGTTCATACTTCTGGGGATACTGAGTCTTCATATGAAATTATTTCAAAAGGAACTGATAATGGGACTGTTGTTTTAAATTCTTTCGGCCTTAATCCAAGCGATATCGCTCTGACTGAAAGGTCTGTAGGTGGTATTGAAGAAGTATCTATATTTGAGAATGTGGGTGCTGTAGAAGGCGGGAATTTTAATAAAGATGACAAGATTGTTTTCCTGCCCATAGAACCAGACCCTGAGTACACAATAAAAAGGCAGAACGACATAACTTTATTTAATGGGTACTCTGGATTTAGGGTGGCCCAGGTTACAAATGGCGATATAAAAACTGTAACTATCTATGCAGTGCCTAGTCAGAAAAGCACTTTGTTTCAAAGCGGTCTACTTGTTGACGAAACAGTTGCCTCCTATGGAGAAGAGATAACAATTGGGTCATTTACCATAACGCAGTCAACAGGAACAGGGTCTGGAGATGGAGATGCTGTTGCAAATTACGCTTTCGAGGAACCTGGTGAAGGGTACATAGAAACTGCACAAGACCCGATTGAGTTTAATGTAAAAGGGACTGGGGCTTCTCTTACTCTAGAATCTGTCGGTGATGCTTTTTCCAATGAAATCGCTCAAGGTGCATGGGTACCGCTACTTTTAAAGGACGGTGT